ATAAAGGAAACATTTATACCTTAATTTCAGATGTAAAAGGTATTGATTACCATGATGCACGAGATTACATCGACGATACAGCAGAAGTTCCTATTGATTCTTTAATGAAAAGAATTAAAGAGTTACCACAGTACGTTGTTGCTGAAGAAACCATACCAATGTCTGAGGCTAGATTAGCGGTATACGGAGAACCGCCCGACATAGAACTAAAGAAAAGATTTTTAACACGAGAGGCCGTAAATAAATACGAAGTTTTATGGGACGAAACAAATGAGGCCTGGATATTACCTATTCGTGATCCTGAAACTTTTTTATTATTAGGTTGGCAAGAAAAAGGCGCTAGAGGGAGATTTTTTAAAAATCAACCTGCTGGAGTTAAAAAATCTAAAACTGTTTTTGGAGTTCAACATTTAAACGAGGAACAATTAATAGTGGTTGAATCTCCCTTAGATGTGGTGAGGTTAGAGTCTGTTGGAATTTGTGGATCCGTATCAATTTATGGCGCAATGATGAGTGAAGAGCAAGCAAAAATAATTCGTAGAGCAAAAAGAGTAATAGCAGCATTTGATAATGATCCTGCTGGAAAAAAAGCATGTGAACAAATACGAGACTATGCTCGTAAGTACGGTTTTGATTTATTGTTTTTTAATTACAAAGGTATCGATGTAAAAGATGTAGGAGATATGACTCCATCAGAAATATCTCTTGGACTAGAAACTGCAAAACACATGTTGCATGGAAAAGCCGCTTACCTATAATGGACTTAAGAGATAAAGACCAACCTTTACATGTCTGTATTTGTGGCTCCACTTTATGGAATGTAAAAGCAATGTTTGAAGATGGAGAAATATCTTTATACATGTTAGATATGGAGTGCGCCTTGTGTGGCAGTTTAGCAACTGCTCCAACGCCAATAGACAATGTTTAAAGGAACTTTAAAACCGTATCAACCTGAAGCAGTAGATAAAATGGTTAACCGTAAACGAATGCTTGTTGCATATGAAATGGGTCTTGGAAAAACTTGTATGACTATTGCCGCAATAGAAAAATTAAGAGAGCAGGATGAAGTAAAGGGGTCTGTGCTTGTAGTTGCTTTATCAAGTTTAAAATATCAATGGGAAAAAGAAATACAAAAGTTTTCTAATGCAACCGTTACTGTTGTAGACGGTAGTAAATCAACAAGACTTTTGCAATATGACCGTGGATCTAAAAGCGATTACATAATTTGTAACTACGAGTCCTTGGTTAATGATTGGGACTCTATTAAAGACCTAAATCTTGGAGCCATAATCTGTGATGAAGCCACTGCCATTAAGGGATTTAGATCTAAAAGATCAAAAGCAGTAAAAAAATTATCTGAAAATATTCCGATTCGTTTTGCCCTTACTGGTACACCAATAGAGAATGGTAAACCAGAAGAGGTGTATAGTATTATGCAATTTGTAGACCCAAAGTTACTTGGAAGATTTGATTTGTTTGATCAAACTTTTATTGTAAGAAATCACTTTGGCGGTGTTCAAAGATATAGAAACTTACCTATATTTCACGCAAAAATGAAAGAGGCTTCGGTAAGAAAAGTACAAACAGATCCAGATGTTGCTCCCTATCTTCCCGATACAATTCATTTAGATCCAATTCAAATTTCTTTTGACACAAAAACCTCTGAGTTGTACAACTTAATTGCTAATGAATTGAGTCAAGAACTATATGAAGCACAACAATTACTTGGAGCAAACTTTTCTTTACTAGCACACTACGGACACGATAGTAAGCCAGGTGGTCCAGCAGACATGATGCGGGGCTCTATTATGTCTAAGATTACTTCTTTAAGAATGCTTTGTGATCATCCCAGTTTATTGATCGATAGTTCTGAAAAATTTTTAAAACAAGAAGGCGAAGGCAGTGCTTATGCATACAGTTTAAAAGAACGTTCGTTGTTAGAAAACATAACTAAACAACCAAAATTAGATGTATTAAAAAGTTATGTGGCTGATCATTTAGAGACTGATCCAGAAGCAAAAGTAGTTATCTTTACATCTTGGGTCGGCATGCTTTCTAGAATTAAAGAAGTTACTGGTGGGACTATATATACGGGAAGTATGAATGCAAAAGAGAAAGAAGCAAGTAAAGAAAAGTTTCTTACAGACCCAGATTGTCGTGTCTTTATTTCATCAGATGCAGGTGGTTACGGTGTAGATTTACCTATTGCAAATTTGTTAATAAACTATGACTTGCCTTGGTCTGCGGGTTTAGCCGTCCAGAGAAATGGACGAATTAAACGAGCATCTAGTAGATGGCCAAGCATAATTATTCAAGATATTATTGTAAAGGACTCTATTGAAGAACGACAATTTGAAATGCTTCAACAAAAAAACGCAGTAGCAGACGCAGTAATGGATGGAATGGGAATTAATTCTAAAGGCGGAATTGACCTAACCGTGGGAAGTCTGATAAGTTTCCTACAACAACAGAGACCTTGAGGGGGTTAACATGGCAAGAATAAAAGAAGAAGAACCTAGAGTGGCTTCAATAGATGACCTTGAAGCACAGGCTAAGCAATATATATTTTTTAAAAAACAAGTTGAATATTTTGAGTCAGAATTAAAACTATTAAAAGAAAAAATATTTGAAGTTGTAGATACCAAAGGTGAAGTCGATGGCAATGGAAATATATTTGTAGAACTCCCAAATGAAATTGAAGGCGTAAGAATGTTACAAAAACAACGTCGTGTGTCTAGAAAAATTGAAGAGGGAGTTGCAGAACAAATTATTGCCGACAAGGGAATGGAAGAGCAACTATATAAAACAGTTCGAATTGTAGATGAAGATGCTTTAATGGCGGCTCTTTATGAAGGTCAATTAACTGAAGAAGAGATTGATCAAATGTATCCTCAAAAAATTGTTTGGGCATTAGTTTTAAACAAGAAGTAATTATGGCTGGATTACGTGGAGACGACGAGATTCTAGAGGCGTTTGCTAATTTAGAATACATACCAGGTTCTAAAAGAAAACGTCGTAAAGAAGATCCAAAAGTTTCTCGCCGTAAAAACGGGGAGAGTAATGGTTGGGATGCAAATCCAATCATTAAAACACTGGGTGGAAAAGAAACAGAAGTTTTTACTATTAGTGCATTAGCACTAGCGTTAGAAAAAACAATTGTTACTGTCCGCTTATGGGAAAGAAAAGGCTACATACCTAGAGCACCTTATAGACTTCGATCTAAAACTCTAAAAGGAGAAAAAATTGGAGGAAACAGGGTGTACACACGACCATTGATTGAGTCCGCCATTGAAGAGTTTTCAAGACGTGGCTTACTAGGGTCTGCTCGTGTAGAGTGGTCTAACCAAGATGACCTAACAGAGGCTTTAATAAGTCGATGGAAGGAAATCACAAACCTAGAGAGCCAGTAGTGATTAAGTTTGTACAGCGATACAACATCCTCCGTGCCTCATTACCGAAAGAAGAAACAAATGCCAATAACCAAACCAACAAATGATGTTGCAGAAAATCCTGCAAATTATTTAGATGAAGATAGTGAAACTGCAGAACCAAAGATTGGTACTACAGTTCAACAAGGTTGGGAAGCAGCAGAGGCTCTTTTAACTGAGAACTCTTCAGAGTTTCCAACAGAGTTTCGTTTTTCTGAACAACCACAATTAATCAAATTCTTAGAAGACGGACCTTTCCGTGTCTATGAGCAGCATTGGATTGAACGTCCAACTGGCAAAAAATCTTTTGTTGCTTTAGCAGAAAATGATCCATTTACTGACATTCTTGGAAGTAAACCACGTTCACGTTTTGCATTTAATGTGCTTGTGTTAACTGGCGAAGCACAGGGTGTGCAGATCCTTACAGCACCTCCAACACTTGCAAGACTAATTAAAAAGTCTCATGAAGATGAGCGAAAAGGACCTCTGTCAAAAGAGTTCTGGGAAATTTCTCGGATGGGTACAGGGCCTACAACAAACTACACTATGGAGTTTGTTCGTGGTCGTGACCTAGCGGAGGAATGGAAGTTGAACCTCGATGAGGTTCAAGAACTAGTAGCACGGGCTGTTCCGTATACAGCCGAAGTAATTCGAGAGACCCCTCGCTCCGAAATGCTTAAGATTGCTCGTTCCTTGGTCTAACCAAGATTCCAATGTGGCGGAGCCTGTTTATTTCCGTTTTCAGGCTCCACCACCTAACTTATTAGTGAGGGAAAATAATGAACATTATTACAACTAAAGAACAACTTAAAAATCTGGTTGAGCATTACTCATCAGTAAATGCATTTGCATTTGATGTAGAAACAGTTGGAGAAAACAGGATTCAACCTGTGGTAAATGACGTATTGTGGATTTCTTTAGCAACAGAAGGAAGAACAGATGTAATTCCCATGGGTCATCCTAATGGGGAATTTTTACGTTGGGATAAAGAACTTTTGTTAAGTGGTCAACGTAAGGCAGTTGCTGGTAAACCTTTAACAGATGCCGACTATTCTAAAAATCAAGCAAAATGGAAACCAGTATTTGATTTACCACCAGAACAATTACTACCTGGAGAAGTGTTTCAAGCATTAAAACCATTGTTTTTTAGTGACAAACTAAAAATAGGACATAACATTAAATTTGATTTAAAATCAGTTGCTAAATATTATCGGGGAGTCGTTCCCTCAAAACCATTTTTTGATACTTTAATGGCAGCATTTATCATTGACAATAGAAATAGAATAGCCTTAAATCTTGCTGCTTGTGCTGAAAGAGAGTTAAGTTTAAAAGTAGAAAAAGGCGTAGGTGCAGAAGTTGAGGCTCACGCTTTTTCTGTTGTGGCTAAATATGCAGGCATAGATGCAGAAGTAACTTGGAATTTATATAAAACTTTTTCTCCCAAATTACAAAATGGATTAAAAGATGTATGGGATTTAGAAATGGGATTAATTCCAGCATTGTGTGATATGGAACTAACTGGTGCAACAATTGATGTAGAAGAACTTACTTCCTTAAAAGCAAGTCTTGAAAAAGACATTGATTTAGCAAAGGCTAAGGCTTGGAAACTAACTGGCAAACCTTTTGCTATGAATTCAGTAAAAGAAAAACAAGAATTGTTGTTCTCTCCTAAACCAGAGGGTCGTGGCATTAAACCAAACTTACGTGTACGGGTAGCCCTCACCGCAAGAGGACAAGCCGTTGCAGCAACTGATGCAAGTAATTTAACTATCTATCATTATTCTGTTTCATCAGATGCTCTTGAATTTTATAGGTCTAAAGATGAGTTAGTAGATGCAATCCTTGAGTATCAAGATTTAAATAAATTAATGACAACTTACGTTATGCCATATTTAGGTGGAGAAGTTACAAGGACTACAATGGGTAAGGAAAAAGTTTTTGATAAAAAAAGTTTGTTAATTAATGGCA